CTACACCATATCACTCCAATCTTCCGGTCGCTTATACTGTTTATGCTCGTACTTATCGTACGTGTTTCTCTGCATTAACATCTCTCGATCCGGAAAACCCGGAACTAAATTGCTTCGGGATAAACCTAATCTATAAACTAACTTCCTACGTACAGAATTCGAAGTATTCTCAAACATCTTTTCGAAAACAATCTGATCCACATCACCAGGGATTTGCGTTGCACACATCTCATACATCCCCTGAAAAAGCGCATGCGTAGACGGGTTAATACCCATATTATCATACGCCAACCCCACCGTTGTAGCAGCCAAATCTATCCAATCTCTTCCTTTATAAAAGCCTAGCTTCACAGGATAATCATGCAACGGGCGATACGGTAAAAACTCCGTTCCAGGATGCAACTCAGGCTCCCGACTTTTAATAAATGATCGATGTAAAAAAGTCGAACCCTGTTCTATTATCCAATAATTAAGATCAATTTTTGAAAGGCCCTTAGTATCCGTAATTGATTCGGGTTTTATAGTCATGCCCATTGAACCTACATAATCAGCAAATCCATACTCATTAACAATATCAGATATAGTAGGAGGACTAGTGATTTCGTGATCATCACCATAAATAGAAGCTATCAAATTACCATCTTTTATTTCTTTTCTAATTTGCTGTTCTCGTCCCACATTTTCACGCATAACCTTAGCCAGATAAGCAAAGAACAACAATCCTACTATCCATGAGTTGCCCGTTGAAGTCTGAGCGTCACCCGATGGCATTTTCCCAGACATTATAACCCAAAAATCCTTAAACAACCTAACCAGTTTTACGGACAACTTATCCGTAGTCCACATTAAGAGGGCTTGATAAAGCTGAGATTCTGGACCTGGATCTAATACATAATATATTCCTGCCATAGCAGAAAATATATGTAAAAAACCCTGCTTAATGCTCGTATCCAATCCCTTAAAATCACCACCATAATGATGAAGATTAGGGTTATCTAATTTCATATCACGAACATATTTATCTCCGCCGCCAAAGTGCCACTTCATACCCACTTTATTATAAGTACCTCTTTCTAATTGAGTACGACACGCATTCACTATCATAGAAACAAGATATTGCAACGCATGTGGAATAAAAAATTCCCGACACTTCAGCCGCATTTTTAAACGAGCCTCATAAGTAAACGCCGATTCCGTATACGCGTTGACTACTTCTGGTTTCAAAACTATATGGTTAGGTATATCACCCAAATCTGCATTTAACTGCTCACAACACTCCTCAAAACTAAAAGTTTTTATATTATTCAAAAATTTCTTACAAGCTTGATCCAACTTATGTTTAATCGCAAACTCAACATCAGCTTTCACTCCCATAACTATCTGG